TGGTACGCTTAGTGCCACAGGTCTCGTTGAACTTAACATGTATATAGTTGCAGCAGGAACTATTTACATAGTTATTTTCACATTTATACCCATTTTCTCTTAGAGTATCATTCATTTTCATCTCTATCATTGTAAATTATCATAGACATTCTAACGGAAAATTCTCCATTTTGGAGAGAAGGAAGAATAATGTTTTCATTACCCTGAACTCATTACCCATTGATTACCCTTACCTAATGATTTCGATCATTAGAATAAATGTAAATTTATAGAACAGATGTTTATTGAACTTCTGTTAGTGAAAGCTTAAGGATAACACCAATGGATAACAAAGATTTAGGATAACCAAGAATATTGTTCCGGTTCCTTAAGGAACTGTTTCATGGAAATTTCCTCGTTTAGAGGAGACCCTTGTAGGGTACTGTTTGAGGAAATGTTTATATTAAAGTTTGTACTTATGTATTTGTGAATTGTATTAGTGAATCATTGAACAACTTGGTGTTGTGAGCCAAGATAAAGTCCTATCCTATGGTCAATGTGAAGCCTTATGATTTTGTGGATCATATACCGTTATTTGTTCCTGATACTTGGTAACTATCAGAGACATCGGTTTTGAGGAGATAAAATTGTAGTGCAATGTTCGTCGAAATACTTTAAATAAATTGCTTAAATAGATATGGAATAGATTAGTGTAATATCCACTTGATTGATGGAATCTACATCTTACTACATATTGTACCTTAAGTGTTTATTTAAAGGATATAGATGCTCACTGTGTGCAATGGGGGTGTGTCGGAGCCCTCCTCCCAAATGAAAATATATATGAATCGAATATATAGTTACTTACTAGAAATGTGAATATAACTGAAAACTGGTCTCTCATTCGTGACGTAAATGAGAAAATGAAGTCAAAACATGTGAATCATGTGCTCTCCCTGTATGGTGGGAGAGCTTAAACTGAAGGAGGAATCCTAAAATTCAATTTAATAACTTAAATGAAATGAATAACACAACAACTGAAAATACACAATCAACATCAAACACAACCACTACCAGTGGTCTGAATGAGGAAGTCATTCAAAGCTTGGATAAACAAGTTGAAGAATTCCGTGATTTCTTATTGAGGAGATCGGGTAAAAACAACCAAGGAACCTTTTTGAGATGGTTTAAATCGTTGGATCCTAGTCCGGTTTGGAGGGAGATGATGAGATTGACGTATGTGACTGGAGATTACATTACAAGAGGATGGTCATCTTTGGATTTTGTGAGGAAAATGTATCGCACGTATCGAGTGTGGTACCCAAATCATCCAACCTTTTCGGAAGTACTGTCCCATGGAGCTGTTTTGGGAATGTTAGTCACAAATCCAACCCCAACTAGTATCGGATTGTATCTGATTTATTTGAGTTCCCAATTAACTATGACAGTAGGAACAGCTATTGAGAGTTTGATGGGTCTTCTTGGGAAAGCCATTAATCTGAGTATTTCATCTTTGACGCAACTAATAGAAAAGATGTTATCTTGGATTGAACTCGCCAAGAAAAATCCTGGACACCTTGAAGGTGACGAATTGGAATTCGTTCCAACCGGAGATTTTGGTCAAGAGAATTTTGTTGAAGCTGTGTTGGCTATGTTTGGTACTGCGGTGGCAACTGTTCAAGGAGTCTGTTTGGATTCCTTGGCAACCACTCTTGGGGCTGGAACTACTGCAATAAACAAAATAGCCCGGGGCTGTAAATCAAGTGAGTATTTGTTTGCCAAATTCAAATCGTTTGTAGACCTGTTAATTGGGTGTATCTATCCGGATAGGCCTATGATGAAATTGGCTCACACTCTCTCCGAACTGGAATTAAAGATTGGAGGCAAGGATGTTGGTGTAGCCGAATTTTTGGAGGAGATTTTATTGAGAGGAACCCAAGACAAAGCCCAGGAAATGAAGGTAAATGTGGAATATTTACGAGAATCCCAGCATCTTCTGGATGATGTGAAATTAATGTATGCTCCAATGACTCAAGACAATAAACTTGTGTTCGGCCCTTTAATTAAGCAACTTGAACAAGTTGTGACTATGGCCGCTCGACAAACATTTGTTCCTGTGAGGAAATTTGACCCATTCCACGTATGCTTTTATGGTGAACCCAATGTTGGGAAAAGTGTGGCAACCCACTTGATGATTGAGGTCATGAAGCAGTATTTACCTAAATATCCTAAATACAAATTTCCGTTGGATGAATCAGCCCAGGCTATGTCGTGGACGGAGAATCAGAATTTTTCTTCAGGATATAAGGGTCAGTATATAATGGCCATGGATGATATCTGTAAGGAATTGAAACCGGATGAAAATAGTTTGTCAACTCAATTAATCAACATTAAGAGTCCTATTGGAATGAACATTCCAGGGGCTGGGGTGGAGGAAAAGAAAAACCCTTTTGATACTAAGCTACTGTTTTCAACAACTAATACCCCTTATCCGAATAGTCAATCCTTGAATTTGAAGTGTGAAGGAGCTTTTTGGAGAAGAAGGGATTTGCTTGTGGAAATGTTGGCATCACCACATGTGTATGATGAAGCTTTACATCGAAATGTGCAATTTCGATTGGCCGATCCCCGAAATCCAAAAGGAGCAAAGAGTATCCCAATGTCATTTTTGAGTTTGGCACAACATGTAGTTTCCAAGTTTGATTTGTACTTCGATAAGGAAATGAAATTGGCTGATTTGTCTGAATGGGCCAAGAGAGTTGTCCCGACATTGGAGAAGGAAGAACCCAAATGTGGTAAACACGATCAAGGTGGCAACACAAATTTGTTCCCGTGTACATCGGAATTCTTCGAACCGACCAATGATGAGGTTAAATTTAAATCTCGAGTGGATCTTTCTGCATATAACCCGAGTCCTAGAATAAATGGTCAGGTTGTGGATGTGAGTTTATCCTTTGACCAACCAAGATTTGGAATTGTCCAAAAAGAAATTATCCGGAAAGCGAGAGAGAATTTGGAGAAAAATGCCCCGTGGATGTTGAGTGACACAACTGTGTTCGATAAGCATTGTGCTGAGTCTTCGGCCATGACGAACTTATCCAACAAATTGAAACAGGAAGGAAAATTTCAAAGTTGTGCATTGTCCATTGACAAGAAGTGTGTTCAGGCTGCGGCTATGACGGATTGGTCTCGGAAAATGAAGACAGAAGGAAAATTCCAGAGCTATGCATTGTTTGTTAAACAGCGACTGGAAGCCAATGCAGGGATGGTGCCCCACTACGTTCAAGAGGAAAGTGATTATTTTGAACCAACTAATCTTATCGAAACCGATTTTGAATCAGATGGGGAATTGGAAGATGCCCATGGTCCAGTCATCATTTTCAGTGATGGAATTGATGATTATACGTATGAACTCCATCAAACTTCAAATCCGAGAGCAGTGGTTGCTATGAGTTACATGATGTGTAACCCTGTTCAAACAATAACTCTACCTGATTGTACTATTTCACTGGATAAATGCTCACACGAGTATATGAGGGCATTTAATCGAAAATACGGTTTGGATGTTAGAGCTGCATTGGATTACATGCAAGTTCATCATGTTCCATACGATGACTATGAAGTTCAATATGATCCAGTACAAGAGAGAAGTGTCATGTATGGAGATGAGGAAGGGTCAGATTCTATCTTCTTTCAGGGGCATGAAGTGGCATGGGATGACAGATTGTTTCCAATTTCATTGTACCGATTAAATCTGGATTTAAATGAAAGTCCCTTGTTGCAAAGTTTTGAACCAACAGGTTTGGTGGATGAAGGTACTCGAATGAGGATCAAATGTGAGTGGTGGTTAAGATCTCTGAACAAGTGGAAACTCTCTCTTGGTATCTCAGTGGTACTGGGGGCCCTGGTAATGGGAGGTTTGTATTTGTGGTTCAAACCTAAGAAAGTGAGTCCTACGTATGCCGGAACGGCCTTGGCCCATAAGTTTGGGACCAAACACGATGAATTTAGTGCATTTTCTGCAGCTAGGTGGAAAAGTATGTATATGGTTTCCTTTGGACCATACACATGTTCTGGATTTATGGTGAATGGTAGAACTATGTTAACTGTGTTTCATACCCCATCGATGCTTAAAGGAGGTGAGGAGATCATCCTTGGTGATTTGAAATCCAACATAAAGGATTTCAGGGAAAAGTTTGATCCCAAGAACTTGGAAAAATTGGGAAAAGGCTCTGATTTAGCCTTGTATCACTTCCAGAATAAGGAAATTCCATTGGCTCCAGACTGTAGACACATGTTTTCTAATCGAGTGTACAAGGAAACGGAAGAAGTGGAAATTTTAATGCCCATGTTGTGTGAGAAGAAGATGGCTCGGGCAAGTGGTGGTTGTTCCTACAGATGTGCGAATGGAGACATCATCGCACATGCTTCAACTTTGTCAGTTCAAGGACAACTAGGAAAGGGAATGTCCGGAAGTATTATGGTTGTTCCTGGTAGAAATAAAATAATTGGGGTGCAAGTAGCTCAAAGTGCTACACACACTAGATTTGAACATATTACCTCCGATTATTTTGATGTTCCAGATGAAGGAGAGGTGTCGGCAACTGGACTGGAGTTTGTATCGATGGCAGAAAAGAAGATTACTGCTAGTACAGTCACGAAGTACAAGCCATCTATGCTCACGTCTTTCTTTTCAATTTTATTTTCCACTACGTTCCTACCCTCAGTGTTGCGAAACAATGATCCTCGGATGAAGGAACCATGTGATGTGATGGAAAAATCGATGAAAGGATATGATCACCCATTTGCTGAACTTCGACCTACATTGAAGAAACGTGTTGTAGAGGAGATGTCTCTGGAAGATCACATTGTGAGACGAGGAAATCGAAGGCTCATGACAACACATGAAGTGATTAATGGATCAACGGAATTGAATGTCAAACCCCTGGATATTACGACAGCACCTGGAATGCCTTGGTGTTTTGAGGCAAAGGAGAAAGGAAAACGTGATTTCATTAAAGGTGATTTGCCCAACCGCTACATGATGCCGAAACTCTTGGAATCTTTTGAACAGTATGATTATGATAAGAAAATCGTTGGTTATGCTTGTTGTAAAGATGAATTGAGACCAGCAAAGAAAATTGAAGAAGGAGCTACAAGAACCTTCATTGTCTTGCCCATGGAATTTAACCTTAAACTAAGACAATATTTCGGAGCTTGGATTGGGGTTCAACATCAGTTAGCTGGACACATTCCAAGTTGTGTTGGTATTAATCCATACACAGATTGGGAGTCCCTGTATACTAAGTTGGCACAATATTCGGATGAGTGGGAAGATTTCGATTATGCTGAATGGGATCGAACTTTGGCCCCAGAATGGTTCCTTATGTATGCGGATCGAGTTTCCAATTGGTATGATGATGGACCTGAAAACCGACGGATTCGGAAAGCCCTCATGAAACAGTTGGCTTATGCTTATGTTCAAGTGGGAGATAAAATCTTCGCAACTTTTGGTGGGAATAAAAGTGGATGTGCCATAACTGCAGAAATAAACACTGACATTCAAGATATGATGATGTTCTACTGTTGGATTATTTTGGCTATTATTCATGATCGAACCAAAGACTCTCTTCATGAATATAGGAGGTGTAATGCTATTATTCTGTATGGTGATGATCAAGTAAAGGCAACTCGTTTTGCTGAATGGTTTAATGGTAATAACATTAAACCTTTGATGGATGAGTTGGGAATGAAGATTACACCAGCAGATAAGAATGGCACCACATTCTTGAAGAAGAGGCCAGAAGATGTTACGTTTCTTAAAAGAGGTTTTGGCCCACGGGAAGGACCTGGATTAATGATGTGTCCCTTGGCAATGCCATCCATAACAAAGATGGTGCATTATGTGCACAAGAATGACGATGAACATGAGGCAACAAAAATGAATGTGGACTGTGCTGTTAAGGAGATGTTCTTTCATGGAAAGGAAAAATATGAGTTATTTCTGGAAGAGCTCAAGGGGGCTTGTCGGAGTGCCAACCTTGAGCGGATTCCAGTCTGGAAGGACTGGGAAACTCTGCACAATGAGTGGGTTCAAGGTAATCTTGATCCTCCTCAGTATTGGTAAAATGGAAAGTACAATTCAATTAGAAAATACACAAAACACAACAACAACCACAAACACCACATTTGTCGACCAAGCGCCACTCCATACTGAATTTGGGCAGCGAGAGGAAATTCTACCTGAGGCTCCTCGAGTTATACCGGATGCAGAATGGTTTGCAGCACAACAGTTGGCAAAACCTGTAGTAGTAGAGTCAGTTCAGTGGCTTTCAACACAGGTGTTCGATACAACATTATGGACAGCAACATTGCCCGATATTATTGGGTCATTGGACACACTGCAATCTCGAACACTTCAAATGTACTCCTACTACAGAGCAAATTGGATTTTTAGATTACAATTAAACGGAACTCCCTTTCATCAAGGGCAATTGATCTTTGGATATATACCACTTGGGAATCGAATCCCATTTGTATCAGGCTTACCTGGTGGTTTTTCTGCTGTAGGTTTGACTGGATTTCCCTCAGTGCAAATTAGTGCTGCTGATTCGAGCCCGATGGAATTAAAGGTGCCATTTATTCATGTTTATGAATATCTTATGACCAACACGAAGAATGACATAGCATTGGGAGCAGTGTATTTGAAGGTTTTGAATCCATTGAAATTTTCAACTGGTGCGTCACCAGCATTAACAATGACGGTGTCGTTGTATGCTGAAAATCCAGAGGTTCATGTCCCTATGTATGATCATCCAGTTATTTTTGAGACAGCTGACGAAGAATTTGAGGCAACTGGGTTGTTTGGAAATGCTGCTGCTGCTGTGGGACATTTGGCTACTGGGAATTTTAAAGGATTCTTTCAATCGGGTTCTAAAGCTCAGAACGATGTGGCAAATTTGTTTGATAAACCAGCATATGTAGCAACCCCCCAAAAGACAATTACTCCCCTCTCAACTTTGGCTCATGGAAAAGGAACAGAAACGACATTTCGATTAGGTTTGGATCCTACGGCGTTCGCTGTAAAACCATCAGAAGTTTTTGGAGGTGTGGAGGATGAGATGACAGTGAAACACATTGTTAGTAAACCTATGTTATTCAATCAGGTTACATGGAATGATACAGATGCGGCAGGTCAGGTCCTGTCAGAATTTCCAGTGACCCCGTTTTTATCATTTGTTGAGCAAGTTGTTTCGGATACAGTTGCTATCTTTCAACCAACTTTTCTTGCCTGGTTATCATCTCTGTTCACGTTTTGGAGAGGAGGTCTTCGATTTAGATTGGATTTTATCTCGACTAAATTCCAAACTGGTAGAGTTTTGATTGCCTTTGTGCCAAATTTACCAACTACACTCCCAACATTGGCTCAAGCCTATTCGTGCCCAAACATCATAGTGGATTTGCAAACCACTTCGAGGGTGGAATTTGTTGTGCCCTTCTTGTCTAATTCACCCTACAAAGTTGGTTTAACCCAACCCTTTGTTTCTTCCAATGGTGTGAACCAGCTTGTGGGAACAGTAATGGTTTTTGTTTTGAACCAATTGGTACACCCTGACAATGTTGCCCCCTCTATTGACATTAATTTCTATGTCTCTGGAGAGGACGATTTTGAGTTGGCTGTTCCTTGTGATTTTCCTCTTGTATTGGGACCCCTTCAAACATTTGAACCTACTGGGTTGGAGGAAGGTGATGAGCATTTTGAAGCAACGGGATATTCCCCTGTTCAAGAAACG